ATGCATAAGTGTGGTTAGTACATACTAAGCCTACGTTAAGTGAGCCAATCATGTTAACAGTATTACGGACTAATGAAGTTAGTGCTTTAGGCTTACGACCCATATCACCCTTCATATCACCCTTGTTAAACTGATCAACGTCAGTAGGTGTTAGCAACATACCCAACGAATCAACTACAAACAATACTTTAGGACGGTCTTCTGCATCCATAGCACGATAGTCTGTAATAAATGTTGATATAGTTTTTGCTACATCGTCAATCATACTCATATTAAGTTTGAGTAGTTTTTCTTCACTAGTATCAACCTTAAGAGCTTGCAACCAACTTTCGTCTAGTGCATTTTCTGAATCAATTAATACTACGAAGATATCTTGTTCTTGTGCTGCTCTTACAATATTGCCTGCTGCAAAATAACTTTTGCCAGCGCCTGATTCTCCTGCAAACACAGTAACTTTACCTAGAGGCACACCTTTATGAAAGTCGCCACTAATAAGGTAATTTAGAGCAAATGAACCTGTACTGATCCAATCTGTTGGATCGTTAAATCCTGAACTCATACCTTGAATACTTTTTGTTAAGTCCTTGCGGAACTTACTTACGTCAAATGATTTAGCCATAATTTCTCCTATAATAAGCTAATAAGTGGAGGAGATTCCCCTCCACTCTTTAGTTTTTTACTACTATGCTTGGTTCTGTCTTGAACGGATCATTGCAAGAATATTAGCCGCGTCACCACCTTCTGCTGCAGGAGCCGCTGGTGCTTCAACAACTGGTGCTACAGGTGCTTCAACAACTGGCGCTACAACAACTGGTGCTACTGGTGTCGGTGCTACTGGCGCACTTTGACTAGTTGCAGTTGCATTAGGCGAAGCTGTCTTAGTCGGATCACCTGTACGTGCCTGCATTCCTGCAGGACGGAAGTAATTGCTCCAACGTTCAGGATCATATGCTTCACCGTCTATTGACGCTTCAAACATCTCCTTCATTACCTTAACTGCAACAGCATCTGGCTTCTTTGGAAGGAAGTCTGAAAAGTTAAACAGTCCGTGTGTATTAACAGCAGCCATCTCGTTATCACCTAATGGACGATCTCTACGAGCCCAGTTTGATGTTGAATAGTCTGCATATCCGCCTTTACTAGTTTTATTAAGACGGAAGTCTACACCCGCAGTATAGTCTGTTGGAAGTTCTTCCATATCAGGATCCATAAGAGCCGCTTTAATAATTTGGAAAATTTGCGGACCAATAATAAATCTACGAATAGGATTTTCTGGTTTTGCATCATCTGATAACGGATTGTCAGTTACAAATCCTTGGAAAATGTACGACCGCTTTTTCCAATACTTACGACCCATATCTTCTAGTGATGGGTCTTTAAACCACGCTCTAACTTCATTAAGTACATCACATGTTTCACCATACATTTCCATGCATGGAATTTGTACTTGTACTGGTCGAGAATCAGTTTCACCTTTAATTCCGTTAAACGGAAGTTTGATCATCAAACGCTCTTTCCAAAAGAAAGTGTTTGTGTCGTCTCCATCAGGTAGGAATCGAAGAGTGGCGCTTTCTCCTTCTTTAATATTCCAAAATGCGTAAATTGCGTTATCACCGCCTGAGTTGCGGTTACCACCGGTATTTGCTTCTTGCTCTTTGAGCTTCGCCCGGATTTCTGCTAGTGTTGCCATAGTTTAAGCCTCCTAAATGTTTGCCTATGTGCAGAGTAACAAATGTTACTCTAGTGCCTTTAATTGTGTAGCACATGTATATACTACACTATTATATAGCAGAAGTCAACCTGATTCTGCTATATTCTGAGTTTATTTTTTATATGCCTGATAAATGTTTGATTCTATTTACTTCTTCTGAAGTCTTGTTCTTTCCTGATTCTTCGATGTCTTCTTCGTCATCATCATGATACATTAGATCTTCAGGTTTTTCTGGATCTAACTCAGCTCCTGAGACTGGATCAATTATCTTTGTTTTATTACGTTCTGCTAGTTTATCTTCAAAAGGTGCTAGTTCTGGATCTTTTTGGGTTTGATTATGCTCTGCAAATGTAGTATGCATTCTTTCAATAAAGTTCTTAGAAGGTTCAATAAACTTTTCACCGTAATCTTTTTCAATTGCTGTTAGTACTGCTGTTTCACCTTTTGGAAATGCTCCTACTTCTCTATCGTACATAGAAAGAATAAATTCCGTAATATGTACTTGTGGCTTTTCAGGTACATCACTAAACTGTCCCATTGTCCTTTCAAATTCTGCATCAAGTTCTTCATCATATGATTTGAATCCAGTAGGTGGAAGGCCACGTGATCCGCCTCCACTCATTCCGCCCATAAAATACCCAATTATAAGTTTTTGTCCGGGTTGTAAACTTTCTGGATCTGTAATATCATTTAAGTCCATAATGTCCTTAGTACCTGCTTTAACATCCCCATCATAATTACTATCTGCAAATCTATCAGCAATCGCCCAAATAGTATCGCCAGGCTTAACTACATACGAGTCTGCAGGCTGTTCGCCTTCTTTAACTTTGGCTTTCCAGTTACTGCCGTTTTCATCATCACAGTCGTGTTCACAATCTGTTGTAGGTTTGTGCATTTCATCGCCACAATCTTTACATACCATTGTTTCTGCACCTTCGTCTAATAAATTAGCAAAGTCTAATCCTTTAGCCTTAGTTGCTTCGCCTACTAGGTTATAAATGTACGGAAATACATCTTTTAATTCTTCATTAAATTGTTTAATAGTAAGTTGATCAATCCAATTTTCAGCAACATCACTAGGAACATCTTCTAATACAGGTTTAACAAATTCTTCAGATATCTTTTTATAATGTGATTCTTTTTGAATATTTTCAATAGTCTTTTTTACATTTTTAATTCTGTCATTAACAATATCATTGTAACCTGCTAGACTTTCTGCCATTACAGCTGAACGTCCCATATATGATTTAAACTTTTTTAGTTTTGCTAATTCTTCTGATAATCCAACAATATGTGTACCAAAGTCATCAAATGGCATTCCGCCTTCTGCAACGTGTCTGGCCATTGCTCTTGCGCCGTTTAAATGTTTGAATGGATATTTAAACCTTTCACCTTCAGCACTTTCAATATAAATTGCACTAACATTTTGTGTACGTCCTGCAGCCCGCTCTTGGTTAATTGGACTAGAATGTTTAATTGCTAATCTAGCACCACCAATGTTTTGATAGCTTGTTTTACTTGTTCCGTACATTGTACTCTCCATTGTGATGTCTCCTGGCCTATTTGCCGCTAAAAATTGGTAATCTCTCTTGTCTAGGTTAGATTTATTAATATCTCTAGTATCAAAGTTGAGCATACGTTTTTTTGCAAATACTCGTATTTCTTTTAAAAAGTCATACCAGGCATTTTTAGTAAGGGTGTCTTCTTGTGTTACAAAATCGTTACTATACATAATTGCAAGTGTGTCGTTTCCAACACTAACACTAACTTTGCCTAACGACCGCTCACCTTCTTTAAAGTCAAAGTCAAAATACCTAGCTTCTTTAGGTACATTGGTTACTTCACCTTTATCATTACCAATAGTGACTGATGGAAATCGGCCTCTAATTTTATTAAAAAGTTCTTCTGCTATAATATCTAAATTTCTCATTGTAAACTATTTATCAATAATTCCTACTAACGAAGATAGGCATTGGCGGCTCGTATTCTTCAACTTGTTCCGTTTGAGTAAACGTATTGTACACTCTTGGATCCCAGTCTTTTAATACTACTATCATTCTGATTGCTAAAAGAGTTGCTGATATTAAATCGTCTGATCCGCCGCTTTTGGCTTTATAACTAGAGCCTGTTGCTACAAACGATTTCAACTCGCTGATTAATGGTTTAGAATTTATAACCATTTTAGTGTTTTCAACCATAGTCTTTAGTCGACTACATGATGAAATTTTTGAACCATGTGTAGTGTTAAATCCCTTACGGAACTTCCGCACATGTCCTTTACGCATAGGCTCTGAAACAAATAATCCTGGTATATTTTCTTCACCAAAATCTTGTATTACGAGTAAACATGCTTCACCAATGCCGTTATTTTCAACGCTCCAATATATAGACGTTGCTGATTTAATTTCACCTTCAATATACTTGCATACATCTGCTAGTATCCGCACTTGTCCAGGAATAGCAGTTTGATTATGTTGCCATTCTGCTACTTGTATATAACTCGGTACTTCAAAAACTTGTATAGCTGCATTGTCTCCACCAGTACCCATACTAGGATCAAGGGCAACTACATAACTGTATTCTGGTGAAGGTTTTTTATACCAACGTGTTTGCCCCATATTAATAAGGGGCGACTCGCCTTCCATAGAACTAAGATGAATTGAATTAATTAATGTCTCGTCATAAACTAAAAATTCGCATCCATATTCTCGGCGGAACCTTTCTTCACCAATCCTACCAATTTCTTCTAATTTCCAGGCTTCGTCTCTATCAGGATGTTCGTCCCATTTAGCAATAAAGCTATGAAAGCCGTTTCTCCCAAGCACACTTTCGTTACCGTGTTCGTCAAATTTATCTTCAGCTTGTTTCCAAATAGTAGCAAATGTATCTTCGTCACTATTAGGTGTACTTGTAATAATAGCTCGGCCACCTGTTGCAAGTGTAGGAGATATCGACGTCCAAAATTCTTCTGCAATATTAGGAGCAACAAATGCAAACTCATCACAATATAGTAACGAGATAGACATACCACGCCCTGTATTACCTGTTGTAGTAGCACTAACAATACGTGAGCCGTTTTCAA